GTGAAGCGGGCGCGGTAAAGGAGGGGGAGGTAGAGATGCTGGCAACAGCGGCTCTTAAGGCAACCAAAGCGGCCGGTATTATGCGCAAAATCAAGGTGCAGTAAGGAGGAGCATTATGCCAAACGAAATGAAATATGGAAATGTGGATTGGCCTTCCGATTCCCCCATCAGCGGGGAGCGGCTGTCTACGTCCGGGGAATATACAGGACAACACAAAGGGACCGTCATTCAGGATAGCCTTTATGACGCAGATAACGGGGCATATCTCAGAGCACGGGAGACAGTCCGGTATGGAACACTCACGCCAGATGCTGGGGATAGCAACTTCCCAGACAGACTTATTACTGTTGGATATACCGCCACGGGAGCAGTTAAGGAAATCTCCTTATCTGGAGTGACTTACAATACTAAAGACAAGGTATTTGAGAACGTCCCAAGCAAGACGGAATCATTTACATTTAAGGACGGGGAGACGCCTAAGACAGCAACTAATGTAGACGGTACATGGTCTGTTACATAGGAGGTGCCTTATGTCTTATGAACCCTATGTCACCTATGAGTACTACTGTGACGCATACAAGGGGAATGTAATCCCCATGGACGAGTTGGACAAGGCCCTTAAGCAGGCCAGCCGCCACATTGATTCCCTGACCTATAACCGCATTGTGGGTCGGGGATTTTCCAACCTGACTGCCTTCCAGCAGGATGTCATCCAGGACGTGGTGTGCCAGCAGGCAGACTTTGAATGGGAAAATGCGGATGAGATTAACACCATCCTGCAGGGCTACAGTATCAACGGTGTGTCGGCACAGTTCGGCAGTTCCTGGAACGTTTTTACGGATAAGGGGGTTGCCATGAAGCGTGATGTGTACGCCCTGCTGTCCCAGACGGGCCTATGCTGCCGGTTAGCGAGGTGAGGCTATGAAATACCCATGTTTAGTGCCAAAACGGCTATGCAGGACGGATATACACGTCCATCTGGAATCAGAGGATACAGACAACCGCGGCCATCCAGAGAAGGTAATGGACCTGGACCTGAAATGTAACTTCCAGGACCGGGCCAAGACCATTCTGACCACAGAAAAGAAGCTGGTACAGATAACCGGTACAGCCCTGTTCCCCGGGGACATTGCCCCAGACTTCCCAACCTTAAGCGGAGGTACCGTAACTGTATTTGGAGAAGAGCGGAGGATTGAACAGGGGATGAAAGCCAGGAACCCGGATGGGACAGTGAACTACTGCCAGCTGGAGGTGGTCTGATGCAGGTAAAATCAACTGTAAAAATGGATTTACCGCGGATTAAGCAGCTGACACAGGCAGCGGTGACAGCCCTGGAGATGACAGCGGAGGCGTTGCATACAGAGGTGGTACAGGCCCAGGTGATGCCTTTTGAGACTGGCAATCTTCAAAATGAGAGTACATTTGTCGATTACAGCGAATCCAAGCAAGGCAAAGTAACGCTGGTGGTAAACACGCCCTACGCGCGGCGTCTGTACTATCATCCGGAATACAATTTCCAGACGGATGAAAATCCATTTGCCGGCGGCGAATGGTATGAACCGTGGTTGCCCGGCGGCGTCAGCCAGGATTTTGCAAAGAACGCTTTTAAGCGGTTTTACAAGAAAGTAGGTGGCGTGTGATGCTGACACTGGATAATATCCGGGGATACATAGGAACCCTGGGGATTACGGATGACAGGAATGTCTATATCGGGAAGCTGAACAATAAGAAGGACCATTCCATAGGCGTGTATCACCGGCAGGGCAGCGGCCCTCCCGTGATGGCGCT